TCCCCGCTCCCTGTCATGGAGCGCTGGGGTGAGGACGCAGCTGGTATTCGTCCCGCCGCGCTCGAGTCGGGCGATGCGGTCATCACGATGTTCGATGTCATCGGCGAGGACTGGTGGACCGGTGGCGGCGTAACGGCGAAGAAGGTCGCCTCGCAGCTGCGCGCGATCGGCGACCGGCCGGTTGAAGTCCAGATCAACTCGGGCGGCGGCGATATGTTCGAAGGCCTCGCCATCTACAACGTGCTGCGCGAGCACCCGCAGCCGATCACCATGAAGATCATGGGCATGGCCGCCTCGGCCGCCTCGGTAATCGCCATGGCTGGCGACACCGTCGAGATCGGCGCGGCATCATTTCTCATGATTCATAATTGCTGGGTCGTGGCCGCTGGCAACCGCAACGATTTCAAGGAAGTCGCTGAGTTCCTCGCGCCTTTCGATCAGGCCATGGCAGATGTCTACGCCGCGCGCAGCGGCCAGGACGCCAAGGATTGCGCCAAATGGATGGACGCAGAGACGTGGCTCTCTGGCTCGCTCGCGATCGAGCGCGGCTTTGCCGATGCCCTGCTTCCCGCCGACCAGATGAAGGTTGATGAAAAGGCGAAGGCTGACGGCAAGGAAGCCAACGAGGTTCGCGCGCTCGAACTAACCCTCATCAACAGCGGCATGACGCGCACCCAAGCGCGCGCCCGCATCAAGAGCGTCAAGGGCACGCCTGGCGCTGCCCTCGATCCCGCCGACACGCCTGGCGCTGGCGGCAACGACCCCGGGCTGGCTGCTGCCATGCAGTCCCTGCTCGACGACTTCCGCAAGTAATCAGGAGCAATCCATGCAGTACAAGAGCAAGACCGCCCTCGCGGCGGTGGCGACGCTGTTCGCCCATCCGTTCCGTGCTTTGCGCAAGCAGAGCCCCGTCCTGACCCTCGAGGCGCCGTCGCTTCCCGTCCTTCCCCGCGCGCTCATCGGCACGACCATCCGCGCTGACGTGTCGGGTGATCCGAAGGCCATGATCGAGCAGCTGCAGGCTGCTCACAAAGAGTTCCGCGACACCATGGAGGCGAACATCGGCTCGAAGGCCGATTCCGCCGAGGTGAATGCGAAGCTCGACAAGATCAACGGCACGATGAACGCGCTGGAAACCGCGCTCAACGATCACACCGCCAAGCTGGCCGCCGCCAACCTCCACGGGAATGGCAGCGTGCAGCCGGTCGACCCGGAGTACACCAACACCTTCGCTTCGTTCATGCGCGACGGTCGCCGCGACGACGAAGAGAAGCTGCGCTCTGAGCAGAAGAAGGGCCCCCGCGCCGCGATGTCGGAAGGCGTCGATGCCGATGGCGGCCTCCTCACTCCCGTCGAGTGGGATCGCACCATCAGCGGTCGCCTGAAGCTGATCTCGCCCATCCGTCAGGAAGCGCAGGTCATCCGCATCAGCAAGCGCGGCTTCACCAAGCTGTTCACCGATCGCGCCGTTGGTAGCGGCTGGGTCGGCGAAACCGCGTCGCGCCCCGCGACCTCCACGCCGCAGTTCACCGCGCTCCCGTTCATGATGGGCGAGATCTACGCGAACGCCGCGGCGAGCCAGGACTTGCTCGACGATGCCGAGATCAAGCTGGATGACTGGCTGGTCGGTGAGATCGACACCGAGTTCTCGCGTCAGGAGGGCATCGCCTTCGTGTCGGGCAATGGCACGAACAAGCCCCACGGCCTGCTCGGCTATGTCGATGGCGGCGCACACGACGATCGCCACCCTTGGGGCGCGATCGAAGTGGTGAACAGCGGCAACGCCAACCTGTTCACCGCCGATGCCATGGTGGACACGATCTACAAGCTGCCGGCGGCCTACACGCCCAACGCGAAGTGGTTCCTTAACCGCACTTCGCTGGGCGCGATCCGCAAGCTGAAGGACGGCCAGGGTAACTTCCTGTGGCAGCCGACCTTCGTTGCTGGCCAGCCCTCGACCCTCGCGGGCTACTCGGTGATCGACGTGCCGGATATGCCCAACGTCGCGGCGGGCAACCTCTCCGCGCTGTTCGGCGATATGCGCGAAACCTACCTCGTGATCGATCGCATCGGCCTTCGCGTCCTGCGAGATCCCTACACCAACAAGCCGTACATCTGCTTCTACGCGACCAAGCGCGTGGGCGGAGGCGTGAAGAACCCGGACGCCATGAAGGCCATCAAGATCGGCACCGGCGCCTGAGCGACCATCAACACCTGACCGGGCGGGCCTCGCGGCTCGCCCGGCTCTTCGAAGCGCCGTCCATCCGACGCTTCGGTGAGCCAAGGAGAGTATCATGGATGAACTGCTCAAGCTGCTGGACGGCAGCATCGAAGATGTGAAGGCCGGTCTCGCCGGCAAGAGCAAAGAAGACCTGATGAAGCTGCAGGCGGCGGAGAATAGCGGCAAGAAGCGCCAGGGCGCGCTTGAGGCCATCGCCGCCGCGCTGAAGGATGCCGAGACTGCATCGGCCACTTCCGACGCGAAGCCCGCCAACATCCAGGCCGCTGACACGGTCGACACGTCGGGCGCTCCGCAGCAGATCGTGCCCGATGTCGATATGTCGCATCCGGCGGTGGATGCGAACCCGCGCGCCGGCACCACCGACGTGCAGAACCAGATCGACTTCAACGACCCGACCAAGTCCGGCCAGGAAGCCGTCGAAGAAGCGCTGGCGAAGCAGGCCAAGTAACCCCGCACCCGGCGGCACGAGCCCGCGCCGCCGGGGCAATGTCCACCAGATGAGACGCAGGAGCCCTCATGACGCTTCCAATCTCGCTCGAACAGGCGCGAGCCCAGCTCAAGGCCGAAACCGACGAGCAGGATGACGAAATCAGGGACTTCATCAGCGATGCTGCTGGCTGGGTCGAACGCTATACCGGCCACATCCTTGAGGCGCGCACGGTCGAAGAGACTTTCTGCGGCTTCCGGCCGGTCAGCATCCGTGCATGGCCGCTTCTGCCTGCAACGGTGCCGACGATCACCTATACCGGCCCCGACGGCGCCACGGTGACGGAAAATGCGAGGCTCGACGTGGCGGCGCGGCCCGGCCGCGTCATGCCAGCGGTGGGAGCATTCTGGCCGTTCCGGGATTCGGGCCAGCGCTTCACCGTCTCCGTCCGCGCGGGATACGAAGACCCGGCTGACGTGCCTGGTAATCTGCGCAGGGCTATGCTGGTCCTCATTGGTGCCTATGATGCTGACCGAGAGGGCGGCAAAATCCTTGCGGATGCGGAAGCATCGGCTCGGCGCCTTTGCCAGCGCTTCAAGCGGCACACGTTGTGAAGAAGGGCGAGCTCAACCGCCGGATTGCGATCTGGCGTTCCGAACTCGTCGACGATGGCACTGCCACCGTAGACGGTCCGCCTGCCGAGATCGGCAAGCGCTGGGCGAAGAAGCGGGATGCCAGCGACGGCGAACGCTTCCGCGCTGGCGAGCAGGGGCAGGAACTTACGACCCGGTTCGTCGTGCTCAGCGACAGCCTCACGCGCACGATCACTGGGCGCGATACTATCATCCTTGGCGGCGTCAGCTACAGCGTCACCGGCACGAAGGAGGTCGATGCGCTGCGGCGCAACGATGCCATCGAGATCACCTGCACATCCCGCCCGGATACACTGCCATGAAGCCGACAATGAAGCTCGTGGTGTCGAAGAACCTGAGGAGCAACCTGAAGGCGATGGGCAAGGCGCTGACGCGCAAGACCTTGAAACCGATCATGCGCGAGAACCTTCGGCCCATGGCCGAAGACATGCGCGCGCATGCTGCGCGGGGCTCTGGAGAGATGGCCGATAGTGTCCGCGTATCCGACCGACTGTCGAAGACGCAGCGCTCCAAGCTGGATCGCATCGCGCCGATCGAGATGTACGTCGGCCCCGGACCCTTGCCGCAGGTGATCCAGGAGGAGTTTGGCAACTTCCGCCAGAAGCCTCGGCCCTTCATCCGCCCGGCATTCGACGGCCATGCCGACAAGGCAGTGCATGGAATCGCAGAGGACGGCGTGAAGGCGATCCTCGGCGCGGTGAAAAAGGACTGAACATGGACGAAGCGCTGCGGGATTTGCTGCTGGGAACGGCAGCGATCACCGACGTCGTCTCGCGCCGCGTGGACTGGGGCGTGAGACCACAAGGCGATGCGCTGCCAGCGATCACGCTGGAGCGCATTTCAGGCGACCTCCACATGAACATGAACGCCCCGAGCGGTTGGGAAACCGACCGCGTCCAGATTGAATGCTGGGGCCGAACCTACAAGGTCGCGAAGGACATTGCTTTGCTGCTCGCAAGCCCGGGCAGCCCAACGACCGCTGCCGGGCTGCTGGTCGGCTACCGGGGCGACCGCCTCGGCTTCCGCCTGCGCACCTTCGTCGTCGGGCGCCGGTCGGATTCCGACAGCGACAGCAAGGGCCCAGTTCACCGCTCCAGCATCGACGTGATGGTTTGGAGCAATGCCTACCTTTGACGGGAGAAGACCCATGCGGATCGTCATCACCACCGCCTTCATCGACAAGCTCGCCGAAGACCCCAAGGACGCGGAAGTCCCCGCAGGCAAGAAGATGAACGTCACCGCCGAGCGCGGACAGGAACTCATCGACCTCGGCCTGGCAGAAGCCAGCGATACCGACGCGGCCAAGGGCACCAAGTCGGGGTCCGAACCTGCTCCCTACAACGCCGCCCCCCTTGGCGGCGCCCCCATCGACCCCGGCGACGCCGGGCCGATCGACGGCCACCCGGCCGGCGAAGACACCACCCACGACTGACCCAGGCGCTGCGCCTGATTAGGAGGCTATAATGGCAGAAACGAACGCGGCGACCGACATCGGTCTCCTCACCACTTTCGGCAAGGTGACTGGCGGAACGACCTATGCGGCGTTCGCGGAAGCCACCGAGATCAACCCGCCTGAGGCAGCCCGCGATAGCGTGCAGTTCACGCACCACGGCAGCCCGGACGCTCACCACGAGTTCAAGCCCGGCCTGACCGATGGCGGCGAAGTGAGCATCGTCTACAACCTCGTCCCTGGGCTGCTCGACGACGCGGTCATTGCCACCCATCTCGGCTCGCGCATCGTCGAGGATTGGCGCATCGTGTTTCCCAACGGTGCCGAACTTAACTTCCGGGGCTTCGCCACCGCGCACGGTCGCGCCACGCCGCTTGATGACCGCATGACCGGTTCCGTTACCTTCAAGGTTACGGGCAAGCCCGTCCTGACCCCGGCGGCCTGAACATGACGGCTGCCAATGCACACCGGGGCCGTCTCGGGTTCGATCTGCCGTTCGAGGGCGAAGCGGAGCCGCGCCGCTACGTCTTCGCCTTTTCGACCAACGCGCTTTGCGTGCTGGAAGAGGAGTTCGACCTCGGCAACATCAGCGAGCTTCAGGCCATCCTCGGCGAGAAGCCATCGCTTCGAAACATCCGCAAGATGTTCCGCATCGGCCTGACCGACTGCCATCCCGACATGTCGGACATGGAGGCGGGCCAGATCATCGACGCAATCGGGGGCCTCGAACCCTCGTTGGAGATGATTATGCGCGCTATCACGACCGCTTTCCCGGAGGCGGCCAAGGGCGGCAACGCGGACCCTCGGCCGGCGGCGCCGAAAGCGCCGAAAAGCCGTGGGACTGGGCGGAACTCCACGTCAGCTGGTGCCAAGCCGAAGACCTAGATCCGGTCCAATACTGGTCGCTGACCCCGCGTGAGGTGGCCCGTGTCTTCGAAGGGAAGGCGCGGGCTGCTCGCCTGAGGCACGATCAGCGCATGGAAGCTGCGTGGACGACAGCCATGCTTGGACGGTCCAAGAAGCCCATCCCCCTCAAAAACCTGCTTTCCGCGCCTGAGCGCAAGCCAGCGCGACAGAGCTGGCAGTCGATGTATGCCGCGTGCGCATATTGGGCTGGCTCAGCGGGCACCATTCTCCCGGAAGGACAAACTGCATGAATATGGCAGTCGTCGGTGCCGCGCGCGTTGTGTTCGGTGCCGATACCTCCGATTTCGACGCGGGAGCCAAGGGCGTTGAGGGCGTCCTTGGCCGTCTGGTCGACAAATTTGAGGCCGTCGAGCGGAAGCTTAAACGGATCGGTGCCGGCGTGACGCTCGGCATCACCGTCCCCTTCGCAGCGATGGTCAAGACCATCGACAAGGGCGCCGGGTCTTTCGAAGCGCAGATGAACAAGGTCCGCGCGGCACTGATGGATGCCTCGCCAGACCAGATCAATGCTCTGGCGGACGCTGCGCGAAAGATGGGCCCCGCCGTGGGCGTCGGAGCGACGGAGGCCGCGGGGGCTATCGACTCCCTCGCGCGCGCCGG